ATTGTCCCCGCAACTGGTCAAGACTGACCCGAAGTTTATCAAGGGTGCGTCTGCTGGTGACATGTTTAACAACGTCACCCAGCAACTGTGGGAAGGTGAAGAAGGTCTGAAGATTATCCCGTGTGCGTACGAGATGAAGTATCTGGAGTTCCAACTGCGGGAGAGCGGTGGTGGATTCCTTGGCGAGTTGGATAAGAATAATCCTGATATCCGGCAGGCCCAGCGTACTGGTTCGAACGAAATCTTGCCGAATGGTAACGAGTTGGTTCGCTCCGCGCAGTATCTCGTGATCGCCGTGGATGATGACGGTGTTACGCAGCAGATGGTTCTGGATATGAAGAAGACCCAGATGAAAGTTGCGAAGCAATGGAATACCCGCCGTGCTGGTATCAAAATCCAGCACCCGACTCGTGGTTTGTTCACGCCTCCCATGTGGGCAACCGTCTGGCACCTGACTACGGTGTCGGAGAGCAACGACCGTGGTACGTGGTACAACTACGCTATCACGCAGTCCGATGTCGAGTCCGTCCCCCAGGCTGCTGTCTTGGAAGCGAAGGGACTGTACGAGCAGTTCCGTCGTGGTGAGATCAAGACCAGTGCCGCCCCGTCTGAAGAGATGCCTGCTAATCAGGAATCGAACGCGGACGATATCCCCTTCTAACATAGCTGGCTCAAGAGCGCCTTACAGGGGGAGGCGTGAACAAAGAGGGTTTCGATCACAGCTATGGATACTAACCATCACTGGGCGGTATTAGATAACGAGACACTCACCCCCTGCCCTAACCCAATACAGAGGGCTGGTAGTTATGAACTCAGCAGAAAAGTTCATGGCTGCATTTCAAGGCTTTGGTGCAGCGCATGGACAGACACAAATATCGAATGAACGTAGAGCCGGAAAACAAAAAGCAATATCCAAGATTGTCAGGAAGCCCCTGACACTTGAGTTGATACAGTCACACCTTGACGGTCGTCAGGGGGTGGGATCTATTCCCATCAACGAAAACAACTTATGTAAGTTTGGTGCTCTGGATGTTGACGAATACCCACTGGATTTGGTTGGTCTCGACCGCAGGCTTCGAGAACTTAACGTGCCGTGTGTGGTGTGCCGCTCGAAGTCTGGCGGCGCACACATATTCTTTTTCTTTAAGGACTACATAGGTGCCGGAGAGTTCCGAGACAAAGCATCAGAGATTGCGGCCTTCATCGGGCACGGTGGGTGCGAGATCTTTCCGAAGCAAGAGAAGATCTTGGCGGAGCGTGGTGATGTCGGCAACTTCATCAACCTGCCCTACTTCGATGCGGAGCAAACGCTACGGCATGCCATCAAAGAAGATGGGGAGCCGGCGTCCTTGGAAGAATTCCTTGAACTCGTAGATGGGAGAGCCTCGACTTCTGACGATTTTGTTGGGTTGTCGTTTGGAGTTATCGAGGACGAGTTCAAGGAGTGGCCCCCCTGTCTGAACTGTATGTTTGGACAGGGGGTGCCCGAGGGCACTCGTAACACAGTGATGTTTGCAACAGCGGTGGCATGTAAGAAGGAGAAGCCAGATGATTGGAAAAGGCGGCTGGAAGAAATCAATAACCGTATCTCTTCACCACCACTACCAGCTTCTGAAATCGTGTCTATTCAGTCTCAACACGATAAGAAGGAATATGGCTTCCCGTGTGATCAAGAACCGCTGAAGAGTTTTTGCAACCGTGGGCTGTGCCGCACAAAGAAGTATGGCATCGGTGGTGCGAGTGCATCAGCCGACGTTGCCGGTCTTTGTGTCGTGAAGTCAGAGCCACCCGTCTGGTTCTGCGATGTCGGTGGGCGCCGTGTCGAGTTGACCACAGACGACTTGCAGACTCCGCAAAAGTTTCAGAAAGCATGTATGGAGCAGATACATGTCATGCCGCCACTGATGAAGATGGCGGACTGGCAGACGATTGTTGCCATGCTGATGGAAAACATGGTTGAGATCGAGGTGCCAGAAGAACTGACAATGCGTGGTCAGTTTGTCGAGCTTCTTGAAGCGTTCTGCGAGGGCAGGGTGCAGGGGCAGGCGCCAGAAGAGATCACACTTGGCAAGCCATACTCTGACGAAGACGAGGGGCTGACATACTTCAAGCTCGACTCGTTGATGCGATTCCTCCGGAACCACAAGTTTGATCGCTACAGCCGTGGGCAGATTCAAGAACGAATCAAAGAGTTGAACGGCGGCGACAAGTCCAATGGGCGTGTGTGGTTCAAAACATCCAAGGGTGATCAGAAACAAATGCGCGTGTGGTGGGTGCCCATGTTCCGTGAGGAAGTGGAGATACCACCGGCCAACATCCCAAAAGAAGAGGTGCCGTTCTAATGCGTTACATAGCTTATTTCTTGTGTGATGTTTGTGGTCACAAATGGAAAACCTACTATGACCGGCTCAAGTCACTGGAGCGGGGGGATGTGTGCGAGAATTGTTTACAGCGCCCTCCGTACCGCGAGAACTACACAGGTCATGTTGCAGAACCGTACTTCTACGAGGAGGTGCCGTTTTGAGCTACACAAGTTACAAGAGCATGACCATCTTCGGGCCTCCTGGCACAGGCAAGACCACACGTCTGATCAACATGGTGCAAGAGGCATTGGAATCAGGCACTGATCCGGCCCGTGTTGGCTTCATGTCATTCAGCAAAAAGGCTACGACCGAGGCAAGGGATCGTGCCATCGAGAAGCTGCAAGTAAACGCCAAGGATTTGGTTTGGTTTCGGACTCTACATTCAATGGCGTTTCGACAGCTTGGCCTGCGCCGAGAGCAGGTCTTGGACGGAGGTGATCTAAACGCCTTGTCTAAGATTCTTGGCCTGCCCATGACATCGAGTCAGAACATTCGCATGGATGAGGGTCTGTTGTTTACACCGGGGCAAGCCAAGGGTGATGAATACTACAACATGTACAACCTGTCTCGTGCCACAGGTCAAACGCTGGGGGCTGTATTCAATCAGACGTTCTCTGACAACATGCTCTACTTCCGAGAGCTAGAGCATGTCGTGTCTGCCATCGAGGAGTACAAGCAAGAGACGAAGAAAGTTGACTTTGTCGATATGATCGAACGCTTTATCGAAGACGGCGAGTGCCCGTCATTCGATCTGCTCATCGTGGACGAAGCGCAAGACTTGGTGCCGCTACAGTGGCGCATGATACATGAGGTGATTGTCCCACGTTCGGATCGGGTGGTGTTTGCAGGTGATGACGATCAATGCATCTTCTCTTGGATGGGTGTAAAAGTGGACAACTTTTTGTCCTCGTCTGAGCACAAGCAAGTGCTTGACAAATCCTACAGGGTTCCAAAAAAAATCCACCAGTTTGCAAACAACGTGGTCAGTCGCCTGTCGATCAGGCAAGACAAGGATTGGATGCCCACAGACGAAGAGGGCGACATCACTTACAACTACGAACTTGGAGACATCGACATGTCAAAAGGTGAGTGGTTGATCCTGGCCCGTACAAACTTCATTGCCAACAGGATTGCTAACAAGCTGCGGGACATGGGCTATCTGTTCTGGAAGGACAATCGCTGGTCTATATCATCCCGTATCCTTGAGTCCATCGAGACATGGCTGAAGTTGCAGAAGGGCGAGTCGCTGTCTGGAGATGATCTCAAAGCATTTGCCAAGATGGCGGTTGCGTCTGATAGGTATCTGTCCAAGGCATGCCGCCGTAAGATATCGGGGCTGGAGTCTCATGGGTTGTACGATCTGAATTATCTTACCGTCTTTTGTGGCATGGCGGCTGGCAAGGATGATCCGTGGTACGATGTTATACGCATACGAGACATCGACTATGCATACATAACGTCTGTCAGGCGCATGGGTGAGTCGATACTAAATGTCAGCAAGCCTCGCATCGAGGTGTCTACAATCCACCGGGCCAAGGGCGGCGAGGCAGACAACGTGGTTCTGTTTACAGAGACGAGTCCGAAAATACAAAAGTTCTCGACTGTGGACGAAGAGATTCGCACCTTTTATGTGGGCATAACAAGAGCGCGAAAGACGCTGCACATTGTGCAATCCTACTCCAACTACAGGTTTCAGCTATGACACGTGACGAGTTACTTGAAGAAGCAAAGATGCTGATCAACGGGCCGAGGGCCGAGCAGTATGGTTCGGCGTTAATCAATCATGAGCGCATAGCAACGATCTGGAACGTGCTGCTGCAACGGAAGTTGTTGAGCAAGATAACGCCTGAAGAAGTCACGATGATGATGATTGGTTTGAAGTTGGCGCGGCTGTCACAAGACGCTGATCAGAACGATACTTGGATAGACATTATAGGGTATGCTGCCTTGGGCGGTGAGATAAAAGATGCGGACTGATCTGTTAGACTTTGAAGAAGAGTGGATGCCTCCGTCAAGTCTGCCGGACTTGACCTCCGTCAAGCGCATGGCAATTGACCTTGAGACTCGGGATCCGAATCTTACCACGCTGGGTCCGGGCTGGTGCAGGGATGATGGCAACATCATCGGCATAGCCATAGCGGCGGGGGATTTTGTTGGATACTTCCCGATACGTCACGAGGGTGGCGGCAACATGCCAGAGAAGACCGTCTTCAACTGGCTGAAGAAACAACTGGCTACACCGCACATAGAAAAGGTCATGCACAATGCGCTGTATGATCTGGGCTGGCTACGCTGGGCAGGCATAGATGTGCAGGGTCCGGTCATCGACACGATGATTGCGGCTCCGCTGCTGAACGAGAACCGTAGATTCTACAACCTGAACTCGCTGTGTCGTGAGTATCTTGAAGAAGGCAAGAGCGAGGTCATGCTGCGTTCGGCGGCGGCTATGTATGGTGTTGATCCGAAGAGCGAGATGTGGAAGCTGCATGCATCATTCGTGGGCAGGTATGCAGAGAAGGATGCCGAGATCACACTGAAGCTGTGGGATCGTTTGAGCATTGAAATAAAAACTGACAATATAGAAGGCATCTTCAAGCTGGAGTCTTCGCTTCTGCCCGTCCTGCTCGACATGAAAGAGCGCGGCGTTCGAGTTGATGTGGACAAGGCAGAGCAGACAAAGAAAAAGCTGGTCGCGCTAGAACAGAACCTGCTGAAGGAAGTCAAAGACGAGACAGGAATCTGGGTGGAGCCGTGGGCAGCGTCGTCTATTGCCAAGGTGTTTGATAAGCTAGGCTTGTCATACAAGCGGACGGCAAAGACAAATGCTCCAGCGTTTACAAAAGTATTTCTGGCGAATCATGTGCACCCCGTGGCGCAAAAGATTGTCCGGCTTCGCGAGTTCAACAAAGCCAACACGACGTTTATCGAGACTATACTCAAGCATGAGCATAATGGTCGTATCCATTGTGATTTTAACCCTCTTCGTTCAGATGAAGGGGGCACAGTCACCGGACGATTTTCTTCGTCCCACCCGAATCTCCAACAGCAACCGGCGCGGGATCCCGAAATCAAAAAGATGATTCGTGGTCTGTTCTTGCCCGAAGAGGGCGAAAAGTGGGGCAGCTTCGACTATGCCTCACAGGAACCCAGGTGGCTTGCCCACTACTGCTGGGCGCTGAAAGGTCCATACCGTAGTCCGTTGATCGATGACATCGTGAAGATGTACCACGAGGGCAACGCTGACTTTCACCAGATGGTGGCAGACATGGCCGGTGTCACGCGCAAAGAGGCCAAGACAGTAAACCTGGGCATCATGTACGGCATGGGCCGAAAGAAACTGGGCACAACTCTGGACATATCTGAGGAAGAGGCCAAGCGTTTGTTGGAGGAGTATCATTTGAAGGTGCCCTTCGTGAAGGGCATGGCAGACTTGGCTGCAAACACAGCAGCCGAGCATGGCATTGTGCGGACATGGCTTGGTCGCAAGTGCCACTTCAACATGTGGGAGCCACGGTCCTACGAGTTTAACAAGGCACTGCCGCTGGAAGAAGCAGCCAAAGAATATGGCGGCAGGGGCATGATACGACGGGCGTTCACATACAAAGCGTTGAACCGTCTGATACAGGGTTCTAGTGCTGATCAAACAAAGAAGGCGATGGTTGAGTGCTACAAAGAAGGGCTGCTGCCGTTGCTCACCGTTCATGACGAGTTGTGTTTTAGTGTGAACTCACGTGAACAAGCAGACAAGATAGTTGAAATTATGAAAACTTGCGTACACGGTTTGGCTGTCCCGTTCGATGTTGACTCCGAGATTGGGGAAAACTGGGGCGAAGTGGGATAGCATGGTCGAACTAGGGAGAAAAAGCTCTTAAATTCCCAAGTTTAACTGGTTGAAAGATATGGACTTTTCTGTTGATCAAAATCATGAGGAGTAAATTATGATCAAGAGTCTTTTGAAGTTGTTCTTTCCGTCACTGGTCAAGGAGCCGGAACGGGCCAGAGATATCAACGGACGATTGATCGGCGACGACAAGTCTACGCCGACATTCAACGAAGCGTGGGTCGGGGGCAAGGCGCCGGCAAAGAAGAAAGCTGCTGCGAAGAAAGCCGCACCCAAGAAGCGCGGCAGGCCCAAGGGCAGTAAGACAAAAAAGAAATGACAGGGTTAAAATGTTTCGGATGCGGGGGTCAGGTGATTTGGGGCGGTGACCACGACTGTGAAGACGACGAGGACTATTTCATCGTCTCAAACCTGCACTGCATGG